GTACCGCTCAAAATCCGGGTGAGTCCAATTGTCCATCTCGCGCGTCACTCCGCCGAATTTTCGTCACCATCCACCACCGCCGGCTCAAAACGTCCCGGATCGCCACCATCATCCGACCGCTGCTGTTGTGCCTTCTGCATCTCTTCGGAAACGTCGACTTCAACGCCCAGTTGTGCGGCCAGCGACGCGAGCAGCGCCACCACGGTTTCACGGGTGAAGAGGCCCTCGGCGATCGCCTGCGCACCAGCGGCCACCAGCTGCTGGAACGCGCTCGCGTATTTCGTCGTGTCCTTTGCGGTGAGCGACGGCCACTCAACACGCACCGAGTCTAGGATGGTTTCCTGCTGCTGCGTAGGGTCGCGCTCGAGCACGCCCCATGCCGCGCGCAGCACATAGCGCATGGTCTCGGCCAGGACAAAGCCGAGGTAGGTCTGTCGCGACTCCAGCACGCGCTCGGTCGGTTCGGCCATGCCCTGGCTGTTGCTCTTGTTCGCGTCCTCACCATCGGCAAACCACGTGGGCGGCAGGGTGCGGCTGCCCAGGATGTGATTGCGGAACAGCCGCGCACCGGCCGCAGCCTCGTAACTCGCAAGGGTGGGCGACACCGCGGCCCAGGTCTCACTGTCGTTGTGCACGCGCACGCTGTTCGGTGCCGGCGCCGCGATCTCCTTCGCGCGCTGGTCCACCACCGCCTTGTCCGCACCCTTCAGGGTCACGTCCCAGACGTAGTTGCGCAGGTGGTCGGCGCGATCCAGCTCGCCGTACAAGAATTCGTCGTAGGCATCCAGCCAGTCGCACAGCGGCAGCAGATCGCTGCGTCCGCGCAGGCCAGCGCTGAGATCGTTGATCCGGAAGAACAGGCAGTCTCCGTCCACCATCTGCGCGCGCATCGCCCGTGCCGCACGGCCGAATGCAGCCTCGCGCACATTGACGATCACCCGGAACGTCCGCTTCTTGCCGGCAGCGTCGGCGACGGTGCGCACCCCGATCGGCTGCTCGATATTGTCCGGATCCGGGATCACGTCGTCGATCAGCGCCGGATCCAGATAGCCGAATCGAACGAACCCGGTTGCCGGGTTGCGAAACACCGGCCAGCACTGCTCACCAAACAGCGCGAGCTCACGCGCCCGCTTCGGCAATTTCAGATCCCAGCAATTGAGTCCGTCCTTCCAGTGGCGCGAAAGAATCTCCTGCGCGTCCTTATCGTCGGCCGCCACGCGGCAACCCTTGCCGAGCATGTATGCGATCGGCAATTCGATCAAACGATTCGCCAGACCATTGCGCTCCCACAGAAACGCGGCCAGGCGCTGCATACGTTGTTGTGTGACCGGTTCCAGATCGCGCTGAGAGTCAGTCGACAAGCGCCGCCACTGGTCGTCGTCGGCATCGATACTCGCGCCGGCAGACTCGACCATCCGCCCAAAACCCAGCGCACCCAAGATTGAAGTGAACAAACCCATTGATTAATCCTCGGGGAAGCGTTCCGGAACGGCCTGTTTGCGATTCGACGCGCTCAGCCGGGCCGACATGGCCTCCCGACGCTGCGCGCGCTCCTGTGCCCGCTGATGCGTTCGTTCTTTGATTGGGCCGAACATGCCTCCTGATCGGTTCCCGCGGCTCGGTGTGAATCCCCCGGGCTTTGCATCGACAGTCTCGCCGGCAGACGGTTGCGCGCCACCCACTGCCGCCGACCAGGCCAGCACACCGGACACTGCCGAGTCTCCATGTCGCGGCAATCCATCGCTGCCCTTGGTGCGACTTGCGCTCATGCGCGGACTGCCTGCGACAAGCACGACTTGGCGGTGATCGTCGATCACGTCCTCAGTCGCTGGAATGCCGCGGTTCTGGCCTTCGAACGCCGCCTTGTATTTCGGGAACCACTCGTCGTACCACTGACCGGTGAGCTGCACGCATTCCACGCGATCGCTGCCGTATTCCTGCATCAACGCCTCAGCGTGACTGTGGCCGTTGCCGCGCGCGTCGAGTTTCCAACGTCGCCATGAAGGCAGGTTGTCGCCCACCCAGCGCGCGATACGCTGCTGCACATCGAATGGAATGTTGCGCATCTCGACCATTACCACGGTGTCCCACCGCGTCGGTGACTTCTGCCCGAGCACATCGATTGTTGACAGATCGCCAGAACGCCCGAAGTCCTGTCCCAGTGCGTAGTCGACCCCGCGAGGCAAGGCCTCAAAGATCGGCCGTAAAAACTCGTCGATCCACGCATCGGTTACAGCGAAGCGCTCGCTGTCAAGAACGAAATCGGCGCGCTTGCTGAAGAGCAACACCGGTGCCGGCACGTTGCACGCCTCGATCAGCATTCTGCTGAAGTAGGCGCCTGTGCCGCGGCGCGGTACGCACTGCAGCTCCTCATCAGCCAACTCGACAACGGGATAGTCCGCGTAGGCCCCGGCGCGAAACTTGATTTCCGCCTCAGACGACCATTCGAGACCGCGCACCAGGCAGATGCGCTTGTAGAGGCCCATGCGCAAGGCGTCGTCGAACGTGACCCGGTGCAGCGACCAGGGCAGCTTGCCAGCCTTGCAGTCGCGCACGTAGCCGTTGAACGGGTTTTCTTCGCCGTTGTGCGTGCCGCCGATGGAGATCCGGCCGCCCCAGATACGGAACGCCAGCGCACCCGCGATCACGGCCTCGAGGTTCTTGTGGTGGCCGGCTTCGTCGATTCGTGCGTGCCCTTGGCGACCGCGCCAGTTGTGCGGTGCAGAGCTCAGCGCGAGGATCTCATGGCCGCTGGCCAGGTGAATCTTGTAAGTCAGGATGTCCTGACGCTCGTTCTCGATGAGCACCTGTTCATAGCCGACGTCAATTTCACCGCATGCCGCGTTGAACCAGCGCGCGAACGTGGCGCAGTCGCCGATGAACTCGGCCGCCATGCCCTGGTTGTAGCCCATGTAGTACTGGCTCATGCCCTTGCGACCAGGGCGACCAGCTTCGAGCACCGCCTCCGCACCCCAGCCGCCCCAGGTGAATCCGATTCGTCGGCCTTTCTCCATCAGGCGCGTAACCGCCATGTCCTCGTGCCAAGCGACCTGATACGGCAGAAGGATGTAGGGCACCTGTGTGGAATCCACGTCGCCCAGCATCTTGCCAGAACGCTCGTCTTGGATACGGTTGACAAGTTCTAGCGCTTCGTCGCGCTCGTCGCCTGCAATACGCTTCATTGCGGCGTCTTGCCGATGCCGAGGAACTCAGCGCGCAGCTTTGCCCATTGGTCATCGCTGAGACCGACGGTCTTGGCCACTTTCTCAGTTGCCGACGCTTGTCGCTTCAACGCGATCTGCTCGATCTCTTGACGCTCCCGCAGACTCACCCTGCGTGCGTCCATCACGTTGCGAGCAGCACGCGCCAAGTCCCTGACTTCGACGATTGACACATCGTCTGGCTCGTCGTTTGCGCGCAGCGCGACATGCGTTGCCAGGCTCGTCACAGCCTGCGTCAGCAGCGCTCCGCAGCGGTCATCGGGGTTTTCGCCGAACTCTGAAACCATCGCCCGAGACGCGGCATCGATCTCGCGCATGCGCCCCATCAACTGGTCCATTGACTGACGATAGCGCCCTAGCGAACTGCGGCTTGGGATGCTCGCTGCGTGGTCAGGGAACTGTCGGCGCAGTATGTCCAGCATTTCGTCCAGGCTGAACTTGTCAGCACGCAGCAGGCGCTCGATCTCAGCCCTGATCGTATCCGGCGCCATCTTGACAGAGCTGCGGCGGCCCATCAGCGTGGGCTCGGCCGACGCACGCCAGGCACAACGGCGCGACCCTCGGCCACGTCAACGCCGCGCTCACTGATGATCACCAGCTGCACCGTCGACGTCAGTTCCTCGGTTCGGACGAGCCCCTGCTCACGCAGCCACGCCACATCGGTGCGGACTTCGTCGCGCGTCGAAGCGATGCCGAAGTGATTGCACCCATCGGCCAGCACGCTGGTATTCGCCCGCTGCGCGGCGATTTCCGCGAGACACCGCAGGATCACCAGCCGCCGGTGCTCGCGCACATGCTGATCGAAGCTCATCGCTCACGCTCCATCAAGTAGCTCTGAATCACGCGGACGCTCTGCAGCGTCTGTTCGGCAGTGGCGTCGAGTCCCGCCACCGTCTCCGCCAGCTCACTCACCCGCGTCGTCGTCGCCCGAATGTCCACGCGAAGCCCCTGCAGGTCTGCATGCGTAGGCATCGCGGTCACCCGCGCCCATAGCCATGCGCACAATAACGCTGTGCAGATCTGCGCGACGATCAGAAGCGTGATGAGGGCGTTTGCGCTCATACGGCGTCGATCAGCGCGGAACCGTCCCTGAAGCGGTCGTCGACCCACTGCGCCGACCACTCCAGTAGCTCCGCGATAGCGGCAAGCGTCGACGACGCACGACGAATAGACGGAGCATTGAGCCGCGCCTCGTAGATCCTGCGCTGCGGCTCAGGCATCGACGCCACCAGCGCGATCAGCGCATCCCACTGCGTCCCATGCTCCGGGTGCGGCTGGAGCAGCAGCACCTCTTGCGCCACGTGGCGCGGGAGTGAGTCGGGGACTGGCGGTGGCGGGATCGCCTCGACCGCCAACTGCCGCGTCCACTGCCCGTCGATCAGAGCGTGTGGCGCGGCGACGACTTGCTCACCCGGCCCCGGCGTCGGTGCCTCAGTCTCGGCCAGGTACTGATAGCCGACTGTTGCCAACTGCTCGCTCGTCGGCGGATCGGACCAGACGGTGCGAATGCCCTGCTCAGGATTCGCCGTAGATCCGATGCGCGGGAATAGGCGCAACAGTGCGCGCAGGTT